CAATAACTACATTCATTGCACGGTTTTCATTCTTAGCAATCTCTTCACCTGCAACCATCAAACGGAATACGCTACCACGAATCGATATGCGCTTAGTTGAAGTATTACCTGCAAGTGCTTTAGTAAGATCGTCAAGCTCAACGTCTTTTAAGTAGTCAGGTAAATTGTTTGATTGGAATAGAGTAATTTCACTCATTTGTATTTCTCCTAGTTACTTACGTTTAATGGTAAATTCATATTCACTATCTACATGAAGTCCGGGCGGGTGTAGATCAGGGTTACCCTCCATAAACTCTTTCATGTTAGTTTGATGAATACGTTTCTCTAACAACCCCATAGCATCATTGTCCTGCATGAAACCATAAAAGCTTTCCCAGTCGTTTGTCCAATAACGATTCTTGACTGTGCGGTACGCTGTGTAATTAGGTGTTGAAAAAGTTGTTGCGCCTGTCTCTTTAGATAATTCAAGTAGCTTGTGTTTAAGCACTTTCATTTGTTCTTCGAGTTCGGCTGTGCTTTCTTTGTAAGCACGATACATCTCTTCTTTCTTGTCACGTATCTTTACGTACGTCTCGACAATTTTATCTATAGGAACATCCATTACATTCTCCTTATAAATGCGGGGTCACAAAGCGTGAGGTAAAACTCTACAAGGAAACCTTGCCCCCGCTGCGGATGTTACATGCCACCTTCCGCTGGGCAGTTCAGTAATTCTACTCTTATTCTTTACAATGTCAAGAGGTTTCGTTAATTTCGTTTCGATATAAATCAATTATTTTCTTGTGGATTTCTAACTTACCTTGCAACATCGCGTACAGTTTTGTTTCTACTGGACTGCCTTCTATATGCACAACAGTAACAGGATTCTTTTGTCCTTGTCTATGCACACGAGCATTCGCTTGTAAGTAGAACTCAATGGAGGTTACTGGAGCGTACCAGATGACTACGTTTGCTGCGGTTAGTGTTACACCATGTGCTGCAGCTTGCGGTTGTATTAACAAAACCTTTGGGTCTTTCTCTTCTTGAAACTTCTTAAATATTTCTGTGCGCTTAGTAACAGGTACTTCACCGTTAATAATGTCGCTAGTAATTCCATTCTTAGTTAAGAAATCTTTTAATAAAGCTAACGTATGTGTGAATGGCACAAAGATAAGAACTTTGGCTGTAGCTTCTTCAATAACTTCTAGTATTGCATTGAGTCGGTTAGATACATCAAACTCAATAACGTTTTTATTATCTGTATAAACTGCACCGCAAGCTATCTGTAATAGTTTTGTTAGGTTAGCAGCAGCGTTAACTGCCGATACATCTTCGCCAACAGCACGTATTAAAAAATCTTTTTTCAACTGCTCATAGTATTTCTTTTGTTGCGGAGTCATAGGTGCTATACGAGATACGTGTGTTACTTCAGGAAGGTCAAGGCATTCTTCCTTTGTATATCTAATAGCAGGTTGCAACATAGCGTGTACAACTTTATCTGCATTCGGCTTGGGTATCCATTTGAATCTGGTTAATTGGTACATGACGCTATCACGGAACGCTCCGAATAAATGCGGTGCTCTCTCTGGCACACACATCTTTGCCAATCCATACGCATCAAGTGGAGACTGTGCAGCAGGTGTACCCGTCATCATCCATAGCCATGTCTTTGGGGTCATTATTTCTCGCAACGCTTTGAACCTTTTAGTCTTTGCGTTCTTGTACGCATTTGCTTCATCCACAATAATAAGATCAAACCCACCATTTTTAATTTCTTCTTTAACTATATCAATACCATCAAAATTAATAATTACAAACTCTGCAAAACCGTTAATGATTTCTTTACGTTTATTCCTATCACCGTATGCAACGTCTACGCTACGATGAACCGCAAACCTAAACAGGTCGCCCTGCCATGCTGATTGCATAATTGATAGAGGGCAGATGACAAGCACTCGACGCACTAAGCCTTGTGATATTAAAAAATCTGCCGCCCATATTGACGATGCTGTCTTGCCTGTACCTTGCTCGTTGAAACAAAACGCACGTTGATGGACAGAAAGAAAAGACGCGGTATCCTTTTGATGGCTCATAGGAGAGAACAGCCCAGGCCAGTTATAGTCTCTCAGTATCGTAGAAGGAACCTTCTTAATACCTAGCTTGGCCAGTGTACGAGCTTCTTCTAGCCCCCACATAACCACGACCTCTGATACATCTTCTTGTTTGCCAACTACCTTACTGCGTTTGATTGTCTCTGTAATACGACTTGGAAACTTGGTGCGTACTACTAAGAGTTTGTTGTCAACGATTTGCATATTATTTAGGCTTGTGGTTCGATTTACGTGCGTATGATCTGTTGTCGTGTGCGCTTTGTACACGCAGATTACCTTTGGTTGTTTTGCCGCCCTTAGACAAAGGAGTCTTATGGTCTACGTCTTTACCATCTCCCTTGTGGACGAGTCCAGCGGTCTCCATCATCCTTCGGGCTTTGTTCCTCTCGGCTCTCTTCTTTTTGACTTTCTCCGTTCCGTCGTAGTTTTCGTATTCGTGCTTGTATGGTCTTGGTTTGTTTACGTATGGCATCTTGAATTTCCTCCTTATATAGTGAAACGTAAATAGATAAAAGTAGAAACATAATACCAAATGCTACACCAATCATAAACCCAGATACCCATATAACCACGTTATATAAAAACATTATTTCTCCTTTTTTGGTTTGCTAGCGTACTTACTAACGTTCATTCTTGCTAAGCATACTTTGCATATCCATCGTTTTATTTTGCTGCTTTTGAACGCCCCTCCTTCAAGGGGCTTATCCATTTGACAAGTAGTACAATATTTTCTTTCTGGCATCATTTCTTTTTAACTGCTTTCTTAACTGGTTTAGATACTTTCCTTCTAGCAGCTGCTGACTTAGCGGATGCTTCTTCTTGCTCCTTCTTCTTTCTAGCTTGGGTTTCGGCACGTTTACGATTAGCTTCTTCTCGTTTAGCTATCTCCGCTTTCTCTTCTTCGGTAAACCAATCACGCTCACCCTCTCCTGCTACCCAAGCAGCAAACAACCAACCTACGGCTGGGTGCGACCAATCCACTACACCGCCAATAGAATCGGTGTACCAAACAGTAAATTCGGCACGGGTTACTTTAAAGGCGTTTAGCGCAGCAGCACGTTTCTTTTCTTTGTCTCTTTGCATTGCCTTCTCAGGGTCTTTAACATCGTCGCCCTTTAAGTAGTCTTTCTTTTTCATGTGTTCTTCTCCTTTAGCTTTGCTTCAATGGCTTTTGCGTATTGCTCGTGGTCTGGACACCAATCAACTTTATTCCACTCTACGTCATTAAAACAACGCTGTCTTTCTTCATCCGTCAGCCCTACCCATTCTTTTTTTGGTGGTGCTGTGTAAACTGGGCAAAGAGAGCCTTCGTCATACGCATCATCTGGCGGCTCAACAAAACTAACGTGTTCCCATGTGTTATTTGTTTTATATAGCCAAGCAACAGGTTCAGGTTCAGGCTGCGCTAGTCTTGTGCGTATTGCTTGTATTGCTTTTCCTTCTGTTAGTGGATAGTTTAGTAACGCGTCTAACGCTTGCTGTAATAGTTCTCTGTCAGTCATTACTTCTTACTCCCCGGAAAATAAACACGATCTCTACGTTTGAACCTTGATACTTGCTCGTCTTGTATGTACGGCACAATGTACTCGGCATAGTTTGCAACAGGTAACTTAGTAGGCTCATCAAAGAATATGCGTTGCTGCATTTCCTTAGTCGGCTTGTTATGCGGGGGGTTATCGTAGAACGCACTTGGTGTCATCATCTGCACCAAACGTATTGCTTGCTCTACCGCTTCTCTTTGCTCCTTAGATTCTTTCTTGTAGTTTAACGATGCGGTCTTTAATAATAGTTGTTGTTGCTCTGATAGCATTTCTTTCTCCTATAGTTTTAATATTGCACTGACTAAATTATTTATCTTTGAAGGTATCGATGCCCTGTACCCCATAACCAAAGAATAAATAAATCTTTCTTCTTGCGTTTTATAGTTAAGGTGCTGCTGCGGTTGATAAAACTTACCTATCTCGACTGGCGGCTCTTTTACAAACTGGCCTTTTTTAAGCATAGTGTCCTCCTAATATTGACTCCTACCGTTGTGTTCACAATCTTTTACTGCACAAAAATTACGACATGTGAAGTTTGGTCTTGGATTCCAAACATCGTATTTAAATGCTGCTTCCAATCTCTCTACATCATTTATCCACTTCACCCATGCTTCAGGCTGTTGGTCTGTAGTGAATTCGGCAGGGACTAAGTCCTCTACTACTAAGAACAACAATCCCGCTTTGATTTTTTTGATTTGCGGGAAGTGTTTGAAGGTAAGCAAGGAGAGGAGTTCAAGTTGCTTTCTATCGGCATACTGACTGCTCTTGCTCGTTTTGTAATCAATAATCCGTGCGACGTCGTTGTGAACCACGAGTAAATCCACAATCCCCCTAGCCCAAACATCAGGGTCATCAAACGCACAAGGTGAAAAATCTTTCCGTAATCCCATTTCGTATTCACAATACTTCTCTCCTTTCAATGCTTTCATAGCATCAAGTTGCTTTTGGAACTGCGAAAACTTTGCGGGTATCGGAGTACCATCACGGACATATTCCTCCGCCGCCTTGTGTACCGCAGTGCCATATAGCAGGTGTGTTTGCTCTGGCTCAACGATATCTTTAGCTACACGCAGCCTGTAATACTTACGTGGGCATTGAGTAAATAAAGATATAGAGGAATACGACCATGTGTATTTCATTTTATTAGCCTTACAATTAAAGGTACGGACATAGATATAGCCCAAAAGAAAAGTGCTATGCCTATTAGTATGTCTTGCTTACGCATATCGCTTAACCGTTTTTGTTCTAAGCGTTCCATAATTTTTATGCGATCTTCTTCAAGTGCCTTTATCTCAGGCGTTATTTCCCATCCAAATCTATAGTTCATTTCTTTACCTTCTTCTTTACTGCTTTCTTTACTGCTTTCTTAGCTACTTTCTTTACTTCTGGTAAGTCTTTACGTACTTTGATTATCTTGATCTCAGACGAATTACATTTGCCTGTCTTTGGGTCATAGAGTGAACCAGTTACTATATCTGCATATCTCCAACCGTCCATTGTATCTATCTTAAGCATCTTTCTAATTTCACGCTGCCCAAACAAACTTACTTCAACAAGATAGCGTGGTAGCCTATAGTCTTTATGTAGCTTAAATAACTTAAGCATGAAGTTTTCAGTTACGCACCCACCATATGTATCTACACTAGTACCTTCATCTTCAACTTCTACTTCGTTATTTTCTTTTAGCGTTGTCATCGTCTTTATCCTCGTAAAGTGATTTAATAATATCTATGTTTGGGTGTTCACTACGGTATTCTATAGATGGGCATTTTCTTATTGCTTCGCAACGCCTCCAATATCTTTTAAGTATTCCATATACTCGGGCAGAGCTAAGACCGTATAATTTAGCTATATCTACAGTTTTTACTCCACTCATTTTAAGAAAAGCTATATGTAACTCTCTACCCCAACCACCACTTGCTTGTTTTTCTAAAGATTTAGGCATTGTTACTTCCCCCCCGTTTAAAATTTCTCTTCGCCTGTTATACCGTGCCATTTTTCTATTGCTAATCCAAACTCACGTGCAGAAAGACATTTAGTAAATGTTTCTCTCATAACTACTTCCGGCATACGATGACGTTCTCTAGTTTCTTTTGTGCGGTAGCGGGTCTCTACTTGACTTCGCCCATCTACATGTCCAACCCCGTATGCTCTACTCCAACAAGCTTTCCATATATCGTACATAAACTCATCATCTAATAAAAAATCTTTACCTTCAGGTAGTTTTGAATACGCTTCAGAAAACCATTCATGGAATTTTTCCTCGCATCTGCTCATTGTTCTCCCCCCTAGTTTATCTTTAGTTAAAGCTAATATGTATTCTTTGGCGGGTACGCCAAGTTTTTTAGCTATCGCTAGCATGGCATCAGTTACTACAAACTCAAGTAAAACTTCATCGTCTTTTTTAACGGCTACTATTTTCCCCATTTCTTTGCTCCCCCATAACTATCCCCAACTTTTACTTCGCAGTTCAGGGGTAGGGTTTCTGCCCACTTAGGTCGCCAACGCATGCACTCTTGTACATACGCGGCAGCTTCATCAGCTTCCTCTATTGGTGCGAGACAAGCAACAGCATCATGCACGGTTAAGACTGGTTGATATCTCTTAGCTATACGCAACATCTGCTCACCTATCACGCAACGTGCTAACGCTTGGCAAACATTCTCCACAACCTTACCACCGTAAATACTTACGCTACCTTTACGTGTGTCGTATACATACTGAACTTGGTCACGATACAAACCGCCCTTTGTTTGTACAGACCTCACTTCTTTGCGCAGGTTGGTATAACGTAATGGTATCCCGCTAGGGAAATCGAAACCTATCCCAGGCAATAAGTTCACCGCTTGTGGTTGCTTACCAAATGTAGTCGTGCGCAATTCCGTACTAGCCAACGCAGTTAGGCAGTTATCTCCATCTGTCCATAGGTTCGGTATCCACCCAAACTCCCTGCGGTACGTCTGTAAAATTACTGCGCAGAAGTTATTGTCTAGGTTCACGCCAAATGTCTTTAACTGTGCCTGAAACTTCGCCCAACCCATGCCGTAGCCACAACCAAGAATTGTAGTTTTGCCAACGAACCTCTCATCGTCAGTAATGTCGGCAATGTCTTTACCGTAAATCTTTGCCGCCATAATCTTGTACACATCTTCGCCACGCTCAAACGCATCGACCAAATCAGTCTGCCCTGCTAGCCAAGCAAGGATACGTGCCTCAATCTGAGACGAGTCTGAGTCAATTAAAACGTAGCCTTCTGGCGCAGAAATGGCGACTTTCAGGGGGGACTTTCTTGGCAGGTTTTGCAGGTTAAGTTTGTCATCACCACCCCATCTCCCTGTGTGAGCAGCGTAGTACCGTAATGGGACTGGGAGGCTACCACGCTTCGCTATGTCAATAAATCGCTGAGTACGTGTCTCTTCCAACGTGCTTTTTGTACCCAATCTAGCTGCCACCAACGCTTGTACTCTTAAGTCAGGATGCTCGGCTAGGGCTTTAAACCCCTCGTCACTCTTAGCTAATGCCAACGCAGGGAATCCTGTAGTCTTGCTTACTTTCATTGGCGGCTCGACACCATACTTAATTAGCTGCTCGGCAAACTTCTGGTTGGATAGCAGTATCTCTTTGTTAGATTCGGCTGCTTTTATTAGCTCTTCCTTCTTCTCTACCACCTCTATCAAATGCTGCTCGAGTAGCGGCAGGTTCAACTCAAGGCTAGGCTCGGTGAACATACGCAAGGTCAAGTCGATTAGCTTTAACTCACTTTTTTTGAACCCTTCACGCAAAATATTAAATAGCTTGTACGTCAGGTCTACGTCGTTGATGCAATACTTGGCATACGCTGCCATCTGCTCCTTACTGAAGTCGGCTCGACGCAACCCCATAGACCATCTGGTGTCATCACCTTTAACTCCTAAGTCATAACGCTCCGCAAGTTTTCCTAGGCTGTTACCAACTTCAACACCGTCTAATGCACGTGCCATGCACAACGTGTCAAGCCAACCCATAGGTTTAATCTTGAACTGCCATGCCAGAATCGCACCATCGAACAAAGTGTTATGCGCAAGGACTAAAGATTCGCCCCAATTAAATCCGTAGAGGAAAGTTTGGGTCTCTTCCATCGTACCGCTAAACCATTGTGTCGGTTCGTCATCAACCTTCACTCCGACACCAACTACCTCAAAGCGATCATCACGGACATATTCTTCAGTCGTGATTTTTGTCAGGCTGTAGTCTTTGGAGAAGTACGTTTCAAAATCGATTGTGATTATCATTTTTTCTTCTTGGTTGTGTTTGCAGGGGTGAATAACGCACCTGTCTTAGTAACAAAAGCACCGCCACCTATAGTGTTATCGCTATTTGTAAACACGCTGTTAAAAGCGTTTGATAAAGTTTGCGTTGTGTTCTGCATACTTTGTTTCATTTCTCGTACTAGGCGGCTCTCCCTTGCCTGTTCGCCTTGCATAACAGCTTCTATCACTTTACGGTTGAAGTTTTCTCTATGGAACTTAACAGCAGCTTCTTTGAAAGCAGTTA